TATACGCTACACTGTTGTTAGCAAGCCTACGGTGACCTTCCTTCTCCCACCATGCACCTGACTTAGCTTTAGCCATGCGTCCATCGGAGAGGTTAGACAAGCTAATCAAAGCTGAACGTCTAACGCCGCCTACAACTACAATGTCAGCAATCTTACACACTACATCATGACACTCAATGCTAGTCAGCTTGCGTCCTTCAGCTTTCTGGAAGATTTCAACACAGAAATTAAACAAGTCAATCAAGGGCTGTGGGCCTGAAGCTCTGCCACCGAAAGTCTCTAGTCGCGCACCTGCACCTCTGACACCAGACATGTCCCACTTAGGGATCTTACCAGCATAGAGCATAGCTATCAGCTCACGGAACGCACTAGCCCACCCGACCTTACTGTCGCCTACTACAATGGTTGTGTCAGTCTTATGGAATGACTCAGCAACTACAGGCAGCTTGGTGATAAAGTTACGTTCAACACTAAAGCCTACGCCTGTGCCACACATAAGCACATACATCAGCTCATCAAAGCTACGTGGTGAGTCAATGGCTAGGTAGGAGCAGTTAAAGCCTGCTACGTTGTCCTTGTCAAGTGCTACACCTGCTGTCATAAGGCAGCGCATTGATGGCATTACTTCTAAATCATGGATAGCTTTAAACAGCTTCTTACCTGTCTTCTCATCGATCTGACCACGGTTAGACCAGAAGTCTACGTAACGCTGTACTGTCTCTGCCCATGTCTCTCTACGGCCTTCCTCTGGCATCCAACGTGCATATCTACTTTTATGTATAAATTGTTGATACTGATCCATTATTGCATATCCTTTAATTTAGCTTCTTTAAGAACTTCATTGACAGCTTTGTACAGTTCTTCCTTTTCCCTTGTCTTCTTACCAAAGATAGCATCGTAGTTATCTTCATACTTCTTCTTGTCTGTGGGGCGGGTAGCTGAACCCTTGCCTCCGTGTGTCTGTCCACTACTCATCAGTCATCCTCCTCATTGTCAAACACTACTTCCCCTAACAGTCGGGCTAAGTACCACTGAGCCTTCTGTAAATCTTCTACTGGCTTGCCTTTGTAGTCATAGCGCCAGAGGTACTTCATGCAGTTGCCCTTGAGGTATCCTTTGAATGCTTCCTCAGACATAGATGCTTGGATACCTTCAATACACTCTATCGACCCGTTGTTGTAGTGGCTGGGTTTGTTTACTACGTCTTCTGAAGAAAACTTGTAAGGCTCAGAGTCAATGCTAAGCCAATCTGCATCTTCCTTTCCCCAGCGGGCTTCATACTCCAGCTGCTCTGCTCGGGCAACATGCTGCTTCCACCACTCTGTTTCCTTCATGCTCTTATTAAACTCTTCGTCGGCTGCGTCAAGATAAACTTTCATTTGATCATCTATTGACGGCTTCGGAATCTCTAATGGCGGATGCTGCTTGCGTAATCTATCCCAGTCTTGTGGTGTTGCGTTATTAATGCTCATCTTCTACTTCCTCTTCTCTATGCCTAATTAGTCGGTCTTCAAAAGCGTTTAGTAAGTCTTCACTTGTTATATTGAGTGTCTCTAAGATAAGCACTTCATCACTGTCTCTGAGAAAAGCTTCTCTGTACTCTTCAAATGTATAGGCCATTAGACTTTCTTCCTTTTAATGTACTTGGTCATTTCCTTGGCTGTGTCTATAGTGTAGTGCTTAAAGCCCTGCTTATCACACCACTCACCCATCGTTATCTTACCGCCCTTCCGTACCTTCTTGTGTGGGTTACTAAGTACAAACACTAGCTCCCACTCCGGCATTGAGTCTCTAATAGCCGTATACTTCTGTGTGTCACCTACTCTAAAGAATCCTTTACACTCAATCAACACTGCCTTGTCTTCGTGTACGAAGTCCGGTAGGTACTTCCTGTGTGTAGTGTAGGGCAACCCGTATGGTTCAAACAAGTACTGCCCGTCTAGCTTCTCTGATAAGTTCTTCTCTAGCCCTGACCTAAAAGCCTGTTTCATCTAGGACATACTCCCTTACTCGTGGTTCATTAACTACCTTGCAAAGATACTTAGGCCCGTAGGCGTAGCTAAATACTCTCATCTCAGGGTAGCAATGTTCTTTAAACTGACAATAAGAACAACCAATTGCTAACTTCATGTTACCTGACTTACCATCTGGTATAGGCTCGTGGCAATACTCAGTTGGCTCTGGCCCTAACACAAGGGCTTTGATGTGTTCTATCCTGTCAGTGATAGGGACTTTAAGCTTCTCACTAGCATTGTCTACTAAGTCATACTTAAGGTAAGTCAAGTGTCCGTTGGCTTTGTCCATAGCTAACCAACCAACCTTAGTCTCGCCACAAGAGTGGGCATAGGCTTTGATCTGATCGATGTAACCAAATGGATCGTCATGTACAAGACTACCATCCTTAAACTTCTTAAAACCAAATGCACTGGCTGACTTAACGTCCGTCACTATGCCATCAATTGAACAATCCATGTGACCTACAATGCCGTCTACCTTACACACCTTCTGCTCATCCGTAACTGTGTGTCCTGCCATCCGTGTCAAGAAGATTAACATCTCTTCAATCAAGTGACCATACATAAACTTGACATAAGTGTGTGGCTCTATCTCTTCCTTGTCAGTGCCGTTGTAATGGTTCCAAAGGTAGCGGTCAGTGCGGCCAATGTTCGACAAGCGTAGCTTGCGGTTATCCTCTCGCTTCTCCCGACCAAACTCTGTACGCATTAACGCCTTCACACCTTCCCCAAACCTCTCTATCTCTTCCTCTACGTTTACAGATGGGTCAGCGTCCTTGCTTTCCATCATGGCGTAGATGTCTGCCACTAGATCTTCAACATGCTTCGTCATATTGTTCCTCCACTACACCGTCTATAATACGTTTAGCCATCTCTACAGAACACTTGAACCACTCATTCCTTTGTTCAAACAAATCACCTAACCTAGCGTGTGTCTCTGCTTCTGTAGCCCTGCGGTCTGCCGTGTCTACTACATGTGCTAACTCATAATCTCTGTAGGGTGAAGATGTTTGATAGTTACCTGCTCTATCATTAGCATCTACAGCCATCCCAACTTTAACCCAACCTTCCCAAGCAGGGTTGGTAATGATGTACACCTGTCCTTGTGGGCTATCCTTGAAGTTCTCTAAGGAACTAAAGGCTGCATCTTCAAACCCCTTGTAACGTCCTGCTTTGTACAGGGGGTGTGTCTTTGGTACGTACTTACCGTTTACCCACATCCTTGCAGGGTTGCTCTGAGGGTTGTTGTACTTTCGGTCAGGGTTGTTACAGGCTTTACATTTTTTTATATTGTTATTTCTAAAGTAAGCCGTCCAGTTATCTTCTCCTAACTCTACATCACAAGCAGCGCACTGTAAGCTAGTGGGTGTCCGCCCAACTGTTGCCAACTTTGTAGTCTCCTGCAAGGGGGCAGTTGAGCTTGTAAAAAAGTCCTGCTGCTTCGACACAACTGGTTGCAAGTCTTCCAAAACGCTCTGCGTCTTTCTCTCTAACTTCTGTTTGGATTTCATCATGTATGTTTCCTATAATGTGATAATCTATACCCCATATTGTAGCATACTCGTCAAGCAAACACAATGCTTTCTTCATTATAATTGCACCTGCTGACTGGAGTAAACTGTTTAACGCCGCGTGGCTTGATCGTATAGCGACCCTTCTTCTATCCAAGCCAAGAACATAGCCTCTTCCAGATGCCACCCCAACTCGCTCTCGTAGTCTTCCAAGAGCAGGCGTATTTCCAAGGAACTTTTCCTTAAGTCTTTTTCCAGCCTTTGCAGATCCTCCAGTGATACTCCCGATCTTTGCATCTCCGGCCCCATATAGGAAAGCGTAGATGAAAGTCTTTGCCTGATCTCTAGTTTCAAGGCCCGCAGCCAACTGGTTTGCCGTGTGAATGTCTCCATTGAGTATTTCATGTGTGTATCCTTCATCGTTCATATAGTGGGCCAGCATACGTAACTCTAAGCCACTGGCATCCATACCTACTAACTTGTAACCCTTTGGTACAGTCCAGACATCTCTACATTCACGACCATAAGGCGAGTAGACTGCTGGTACTTGGCCCATGTTAGGGCTTGAGTGTGTCATACGGCCTGTTACAGCACCGTTAGCATTTACGTAACCATGTACTCTACCGTCATCCTGTACTGCGTCTAACCAGCTCTGTACCTGCGCGATACGCTTTTGGATCATCAGGTACTCGCCAATCAACGCTGCTTCCGGTATCCCCTTCACTTTGCGTAGCACTGCCTCGTCAACGATGGGCTGTCCTTTCTCAGTGAAACTGTCGGGCTTCCAGCCGTAGTATTGTAAATGTCTACCTATCTGCTGTCGTGATCCTAAGTTGAACACAGGGAACTCTATGCGGCTGAACGAGCCTTGTACTTTTTCCCAGTCGTCGCCAAGAAACTTGAGTCCAACAACAGACTGCGTACCATCTTTTTTAATCTTGGGTGTAACTTGTTTGACAAATGTCGGTAACGGTTTGAAAACCTCATGCACTTTGTCTTCCAACTCATACTTCTTCTCCTTTAGCTCTGCTAACAATATAAAAGACTTCTCTTGATCTAACGTCCAGCCTCTTTTAATTTGTCTTGCAATAATCGCTTGTGTTTGATGCTCAAGTAAAAGGCATTCGCTTCCAAAACCAGTAAGTTCGTTGAGCAGTATCTGGTACACACGTTCATTAAGTGCAACGTCTTGCTTACCATAGTCCACCATAGCTTGAGAAAAGTTAAGCCAATCATCATAATCTCCTTTGGCAAAGTTTAACTTGTCGCCCCAACTCTCTAAGGAATGACCACCGTCTCTTGAGGGTTGTGACAAACGTGACATTACTAATGTATCTACTACTTCACACTTACTAAAGTCAGTACCTAACAACCTTTCGCAGACAGGTATGTCAAATGCAATGATGTTGTGACCTATTACTTTGCACTCTCCCATATCTTTTATGTACCGGCTAAAGGTAGAGACTGTATCGCCTGAGAAAAGAACAAACTCTTTAGTGTCTCTCTCGTAGGCCCATACTAGCCACACCTTGCTAGGGTCTAAGCCGTTGGTCTCAATGTCAAACACTATTTCCCGCATTTAGAACTCCGCGTTACTATCTTCTGATA